TTTAAGTGCATTACAATCTCTTGTACGCTTTTGTATTTAATTGTTGCTACATCCTTTAAATCAAGGTTACAAAATATCTGCACCATCTTTTGAAGTAAGAAGGTAGTATCTTGATTTTCTTTAGTGTTTAGCTTTTCAAACTTTTGATATTGACCTAAAGTAATTTCTTTAAGTGTATCAGGTACGTTTATTTCAATCTTCATATATATACAATAATTAAGTTACTAATTTGTATAAAAGGTAATAAAAAGAAAAAGGTAACATTTCTGCTACCTAATTCCCAACTTACCCAAATGAAAAGTTTTAATGTCCTAATATAAATCTATTGTATGCGTATTTATATGCTTCTTCTATTTTGTTTTCTAATTCAATACTGTTTTGCTTGTAGGGTATTTCTTTTCCCTTTATTTTGGTCTTACCTTTGTAGTCTATGTAAAGTGTAACTTCTTCACATTTTTGTCCACCTTGTTTAGTAGGTTTTTGTACTACATATATTTCTTCGTACCAACAGGCTTCTCTCATTTTATAGTCCTCCAATGATTCTAACTATTGCATCACTAATCCAATCAAATGCAACTAGCATATTCAAGAATAGAACTAAACTTAATGCTCCACCTATTCCAACTGCTGCACCACCTAATATAACTTTTACTACTTGCTTTCTGTTTTCTTTAGCAATCAGTTCTTTAATCATTGTGTATTCTGTTTTGTTTTCCATAATATAATTATTGGTTAATAAAAAAGGGGAGTTGCCTCCCCCTGTGTTTTACCATTCAACTAAATCTTTTTCTTTAAAATCTTCGCTGTATGAACTATGTGTACTTTTACATATATAAATTAATCTACCACTTATTCCTTTAATAATATCATCTATTCTATAAATATTATTTTTATAAGAATTTTTAACTTTTACTAAATCATTTATTTTAAATTTCATAATGTTCTATTGTTTTTAATTATACTCAAAGATATAAACTTTTTATTAACTACCAAACTTTTTTACTATTTTTTTTTTAATAAATAAAATATTCCCCTTTGTTTGGGTTCTCTAATTGGTCTGTTAATACGTAACGTGCAGCATCTATACAATCAGGATGTTCCCCTGTAGGTTTTTGTAGTGTGTTACCTTCTTTGTCTTTTGCCCATACATATCCTGCTAGTTCTCTTTTAAGGTTCTTACTTCTTGCAGTTACATATATTTCATTTTGGTTTATTAGGTTTAATCCATATACTACTGAATCCCTTCCTTTACTTACTCCATATATAGAATGTCCATATCCTTGTAGTTCTGCTATTGATTTTGGTTCAGCTGAATCAGCTACAATGTTTTCTTTTATATCTTGTTGTTGAAGGAATCTACTTATATCCCTGTTTAACATTCCTTTCTTGTATAGAACCTCATCAAATATATAAGCATCATTCCATTTATAAAGTCCTATTAATGTAGTAGGGTCAACCGAATAACCAAAGTCCATTCCATAAGCTAATAGCCTTGCATCATCGGGTATTGTATCTATCTCTTTCCAATCAGGAATACATACACCCTCAAGTGAACCTGTTTCCCCTAATCCATATACCCTCCACCAATTTGCCCAATACGTAGAAGTCTTTGCCTTTTCTCTTGCTTTCTCTATTTCTTTTACAATAGATTCAGGTAGTGCATCGTTATCCTTGTAGGTTAGTGTAATATAATCGGTATCTTCTTTTCCTATTAGTTCTTTATCCACCCAAAATAAGTTAGATGGGTTATAGTCTAACCAAACCGTTCCGCTTGTTCTTACTGCTAATTGTGTATAAGCATCAAAAGGTACATTGTTACACTCATTAATATATAAGTCTGTTCTTCTTGCTCCTCTTAGTTTATCTGGTTGGTCTGTACTAAAAAACTCAATATAGCTACCATTTGTAAATATGTATTTTAAGGTACTTTTATTGAACTGACTATCCTTATACCTATTAAGTCCTTTAAGTATGCCTAAGAAGTCCTTTAAAGCACCTCTACGAAGGTGTGGTATTGATTCACTTACTACACTAATTTCTTTACCATCATTTGTAATAGCGTAGTCAATAAGTAGACAAAGGATTGAAATTGTTTTAGAAGCACTTGTACCACCTTTAACTATTCTAATCCTATTATCTAACTTCCTTAACTTTCTTAATGCTATGGTTTTTTTAACCTGCATCAATCAATGAATAAAGGTAAATCTTCGTTGATAGTAATATCTTTAGTTTCTCTTGGTTTTCCTGCATAGTAATTATAGAACAACTGAACATACTTAAAGTCTTTCTGTTCTAATCCTTTTTGTAATGCTTCAAACGCTAATGGTTCTAATGGTGTTAGCTTTTCTATAAGTGCAACTTCATCAGCTTTAGGTTTTCTTCCTGCATTTTTATTCCCACCGTTAAACTTTCTTTTATCCATAATCAAAAAATATCATTAATGATTCTACTATAACAATAAGATTTACATTGTTTTGTTAATAGAAAATTATATTTTCCCTAAACTAAATCAAATTCTCCACTTGCAATTCTCTTTGGTTCGTACCTCTTTAAACGTACTTTTAAGAAGTTATACTTGTTTAATAGTGTATCATATTTTTTAGCTTCTTCTACTAATGCTTCTGCAATTTTATTGTTTACTATGTAATTATGTTTTTCTTCTAGTTTCTTATATTCTATTTCATAATATCCTTCTATTGAAACAGCTTGGCTTAAAAAATCAGGGTTTAATTTTGCAGCGTGTTCTACCCTTTTGTTTAGGGTCTCATAGTCTTGTCTTAATTGTTCATCATATTCTAACCAATCTTTTATATTTTTTAATGAATGTAATGCTGTTGCGTGGTCTCTATTCATTGTCTTGCCTATTGCTTCTAAACTCATTCTACTATTGTCCCTTAATAGCTTATAATAGATTGCACGTGCTTCTACATACTTTCTTTGTCTTGTTTTTGAATCTATTTTTAATTTATAAAAATCTTCTACTATCTCTTTAATCATTTCGTGGTTCATTGTCTATTTCGTTTATTGTGTTAATTATTTGTCTTATTGTCATATATCCTGATTCGTGTATTGCTTTTAATATTCCTGCACACGCTTCATACTCCTCCAAGTTCTCATACATATCAATAGCTTCTTCAAGTTCCGATATGTCTTTTCCGTTTGCTATATCTATTAAAGCGAGTAAGTAAAACTCTTCTATTATATCTTTATTCACTATAATGCTTTGGATAAGGTTTTTCTTTTAACAAACATTTTTTCTTCTCCCTTTGGTCTAAAAACTTTATATATCTAAACTGTCTTAAATTAATTTTCTTTGCCTTATCCTTGTTTTCTTGCAAATACCTTGCTTCCCCTGCATACCTTTTAGATTCTTTTGATACGGTCATTTGTATATTATGATATACTACTCCGTCTAGTTCCCAAAAGTCGCTTTTATGTTCTCCATAGTAATTAAAACTACACGCTTGGTAAACTATACCAAAACCGCCACACCTTTCATCTGCAAAAGATTGAATCCATTTAATGTTTGGATATTTTCTTCTAATATACTTTAATGAATAACTTATCGCTCTACTTTCGGGATATTGACCTACATTGTCCGCTATCCACATTCTATTTAATTCAAGGTATTCATTTTTTTGAGTGCCTTTAACTACACTTCCACAAGATGCAGGATTCATTGCATATCCATATTGTAAAACACCTTGTATTTCTTCATTTACAAATAAACCTAAATGTATGTATGTTGCATTATAAAATTTTTTAGAATAGTGATTTTTAACTATTATGCTATTTGCGAGTTTTCTATCTATTTCTTTTATATAAAAATCTTTGCTACCAAAACCAAGCAGCTCGGGGTCTCCCCACAAGCTACTCTGTTCTGAATAAATATAGGATTTCATTTAATCATTTTTATAATATCCTAAAACTACATTTTCAAACCAATATTTAAAGGTTTCATCTCCATCAGCCAAAGGCTCTTTGTTTAAAGATATATGGTTTGTCGCAGCTTGTTGAAAGGCTCGTAAAATTTTATGTTTATCTCCTTTAAAAGCAATTATCATTTGTGCTGCATTTCTTAAAACTTGAGCAGGTAGTTTGGTTTTACCATATTTTGCAACCATTTCTGATAAATTGTCGGTCAAATCATCGGAAAAAGTCTTATTTAAGAAACTTAACTTACCTTTTTTTAAGTTGGGATGCGACCTTACAATACCATCATAACAAGTAGCAACAACTCCGTTAGACAAGGTTTTTTGATATGAAATCATTTGATTTCTTAGATGAACATATTCGTATATTTTTTTGTCAGCCCAAGACTTTGTATAATCATATAAATTCCATTGTTTGTTATGAGCGTTTAAATCTATAACATACTGTTGTATTTCTTCAAAATCATACCCAAGCCAATCTATAATAGAGCAAGGCACTTCTTTTACTTTGTGTAGTTTTAAGGCTTCTATTCTATGCTGACCTTCCAAACAATAAAATTTGTTGTTGTGTTTTGCTACCTTTATTGTGTCCGCAAAACCATTTTCATTAATAAGATTGTACATTTTCTGAACGTGACTCTCATTAATTTCTCTGTTACCATCTACAAAATTTATAGATGAAATTTCAATCATTCTTACTTTTGATATATTAATCATAATAATTGAGGCTCTTAACCCCTTTTTTAAATACGCCTACTCTATTAGCTTTTCGGCTACCGCTATTTTTTGTAAATATATAAACTTTTTTTAACTACCAAATAAATTTATAATATTCCTCTCATTACATATTGGTCTAAGTCGTTTCCATCTTGAAAAAAGTATTTGTAATTATCTACTGCTTGTATAAATTTTTGTTCGCCTTTTGCAATAAAGTCATCAGTAGTTTCAAATATTCCTATGTCAGTACTTGCTTTGTCTATTACAAGAAAGGTAAACTTCTTTTTGTTAAACAGTCTTAAATACATATACGCCTGTAAGTCGTAACCATATTTATCAGCTGACCATTTAAAACCTGATAGTTCAGCGGTAGTTTTATAGTCTATGATTGTATCCCCTTGTATGATATCTGCTTTACCCCTAAATGGTAATCCATTTAACATTGCTATTTCAGGTACTTCAAATTCACTATCGGTTAGTAATTGTAGTGCTGCTTCATTTCTAAATATTGCATCCGTTAGACGCTCTGCTGCACTTCTTTCTTTTGTTAGGAATACTTCCCCATATTGTTCTTTAGCTTCTTTATATATCTTTGTGTTCTTTGTGGAAGCATCTACAAAGTGTAATTCATCTATTTTGTGTGGTTCTAATACCATCCAATGCGCTAACTTACCTGCTGCTAATGCAGGACTATCTCCATTAGGGTCTCCATACTTTATTACGTTTCTATAAGTCTTTGGACTTTTGAGTATCATTTTAAGACTTGAACTACTTAAAGCGTGTTTACCTAAATGACCATAGTAAAAAGTGTCATCGTACATTTGTGCAAGGATTTCTTCTTTACCCCATACTTCTCCATTTAATAGCGTTATCATAAGTCAAATATTGTTTTTTGTTCTACGTTTTGTTTACTCATTACTCCTATTGCTGTTTCAAGTATTGTTTTACCAGCTTCATAATCTACAAGGTTTCTAGCCATCTTTTGTTTTGATTGCTTGCCATTATATTTAGAAAAATCGTAGTCGTGAAATTCAGATAATGCTTTTACAACCTGCTTTGACTTAATTTGTTAGGTAATTTAAAGTTTGTCCAATATATATGCCTATCTCTTTTATTTCCCTGTATTAGTAAATCATAATAAGGTATAACATTCTCTACAACATATTTACCTTTAAAAAAATTATCTAAAAATATAATTTCTTGATAAAGTTTCATATCAGGATATCGAGGCTTCCAACTATCTCTAGTGTATTGGCTAATATTAATTCTACTGTGACTTGGACAAGGAGGACTACTCCATATAAAATCAAATTCTTTATAATGGTCTAATAAATATTGATGTGCATCTGCCACTACCACTTTGTCATTAGGGAATCGTTCTTGATATAGGTCAGCAGCTTCAGGGTCATATTCTACAGCTGTAACGTCAATATCAATTACCTCATCCCATTTATATCTATTGCCTCCTAAACAAGCGTATAAGTTTAGTATTTTCATAGTTTTGTTATTTCTTGTTGTTGTTCGTTACGTTTGTTTAATTCTTGTTCGCATCTCCTGCGATACCCATTAAGTTGTGTAGGGTCATTTACTACCCTTTCTAGTTCTTGGATAGTGTAAGATTGATAAAATAGTTCTTCGTACATAATTGTTTTGTTTTTGTAAATATAAACAATTTTTTAACAACTACTACTTTTCTTCTTTATTTTTTTCTAATTTTTTTTCAATTACTTCAATCTTATTTAATGCAACTACTAATGCTTGTTGTACTAGTTTAAGGTCGTACTGCATTTTTACTAATGTTTGTTCTTTCATTTCTGTTGTTTTAGTTTCTCTATATATAAAGTAGCATCCATAAGTTCTTCCTGTAAGTGAGTAAGAAAAGCATAGAAACCATCAGGACTATCGTGTAAAGTTGTACCATACTTTATAATACCATCCCTTGAACGTGCCTTATATTTATCTATTACACTTAATACTATTGGGTCTTTAGGTAAGTTGTTATAAGAATATCCTGTGCTATCTGTAGACCACTTTCCATCTTCCATCATTTCTTCGTACTTCTTTATTGAATCACTCATAACTATTTGATTTGTCTTTTATTGCTTTTACTATCATTGCTTCAAACAATCTTAAAATTCCATATCCTAAAACAATCTTAAAGACCAACATTTATTTTTGTTTGTAGTTTATCAATTTTTCTTTGTAGTTCAGCTATTTTACTTTCAGCTTCCCTAGCACGTATAACAGCCCTTGTTTTATCACTTCTATATTCGCTTAATGATTGTTCATACGCCCTTTCATTACTAATTAAGTTGTGTACATAAAACCCTACTTCTTGCCACGCATAATACATATCGTTTAACGCTTGGTTTTCAGGTTTTAGTTTTTTGTTTTTAATAATGTGCTCCCCAATTAAATTGAAGTTAGTGTAATACTCAAATTCCTTTATATTGTTTAGTTTCTTGTTCATAGTATTTCTGCTTCGTTTATATCTAACATTGCTATTTCTTTAGGTATTTTATTTGTGTTTGCAAATTGAGTTGTTTTATTGTGATATTGAATTTCCCAAATTGGTTGTACAAGATACAAATTAAATTTAAATACTCCTTTTGGTGTAGAATTTATGTACATAGGTATATCTAAGTTTTCATTGCATTTATCAATCATAGCATCATACTTTTTCTTTTCAATTAAAAGAGTATCGTAGTGTGCTGCCCTACATTTTAATTCAATACGGTGGGAAGTTGAAGGACTGTAACAATCCCATCTGCTCATTTGCTTTTTAGCTTTTACTAAATCTTCGTAGCAACAACCAATAAGGTATTCAAACAAATCCTTTTCTTTCCACTTATCCATTAAGAATATTCTTTAAATACTCGTTCTAACTTCTTCCAAACACCATTTAAAAAACAACTACTGCAACTTGTCAATTCTCTATTGTCTTTAAATACTCTATTGTAAATAACTAATAGTTCTTTTTGTTCAGGTACTGTAACTTGGTTTATCTTTCCAATACGTTCTGATAAATAGTTGTATTCATCTTCTGTAAAGCATAAAGGCTTTTGATATGGAAATATATGATTTAATGTTTTCTTTCTTTCATCACATCCACAATCTTCTCCTGCTAAAAACTTAACAGCTTTTTCTATTCCTGTTGCTTTTGTAATCTTTGCAACGGTATCTCCAACACCTTCACTTTTATTAGCGTGGTTCTTTTTCCATTCTTTGTAAGCCTTACTTCTTTTGTCTCCTTTAAATTCTTCCATAATTTTTAAATTAATTCGTAATCATTATTTTTGTAATCGTCATAATCTTCTCCAAATTTTTCTTTTAATTCTTGCTTTGCATTTTTTAAAGTGTGGTATATACTTACCCAACTTATTCCTGTTTCAGAAGCTATACCCCTTATACTTAAATCAGAATCACGATATAACAAAAAAAGTTTTCGTTCATACCATCTCCAATTATCTATATGTTTATCTATTAATTGACATATTTCATTATAAGCTATTTGTTCATCCAACGAATCAATGTATTCCACTTGTTGGGTATATTCTTTATCGTCAAGATAAACTTTGTTAATTTTCTTCTTACTATTATAATATTGATAAAAAATTGACCGTAAAGTGAAATAAATATATCCCCTACTAACAACCCCATCTTTAATAATTTTTTCTTCATCTGCATATT